GGGTTAGCGGGTTAGGGTGCTGGGTTCCACGGTTGCGGTTCGTTACCTTCCGCGACCCACGCAACATATTCCGGATGTTCGTCACTACAGGTGATACGAATAAGGCCGTCATCATCTAGACGTCCAAAAATGCTTTCGCCGCTCATTGACTTACCGACAATCACCCAGGTCATAATTCAGCGCTCCATCCCAAATATGCGTTTGCCACAGTGGAGGCACCACTTACACCACCGCCAGCGGTGAGGGAGTTCGTTCCAATCGTGAATGTGACACCGTAAAAATACGCGCTGGTTGATGTGTCAAATGCTGGAACAGCACTACAAGTGTAAGACGTTGGCGTATACAACCTGTAATCACCTGCCGTTCCTGGCTGCTCCACGGCTGTTGGACGTACCCGCATCGGCACCGGAAATTGACCCTGGACAGTTGCTTGCGTGCCAGAAATAGCGAAACCCCACCCGAAATATCGAGTTGCAGCATCCGCCGTGATGCGCGTGTAGTACCGCTGGCATTTCCGCAACGTGTCACCGTAAGACTCAAACTCAAACGGGGTAGCGACAGGGCCAACCTCAAGTTGCACACCCGTAACCTGCCAGTAGTTGTTCGTCGCGGCAGCAAGATTAGTTTGACCGACGGCGCGGTTAGCAGTCGTTACCGAGGCCCATGACGTATTTAACGTTCCAGACGTATAGTTCGTCCCAGCGAGCAGATAGAACGCTACAAACAAAGACGCATTGTTGTCATTATCAAACGCGCCAGTCGTATCCGCCGGGAATGTAAGAGTTTTCTTTTCCCATGTTGCACTCGCGCTGATCGTGTAACTTTTCGACACTTGTCTCGTATTATCACGGTCGTACAACTCAGCGATATAAGTGCCGGTTACATTCGACTTAACCCAGAATGTTAACGTCAACTGCTGTGCGGACGAGGTTCCCTTTGCAATCCTTTGTAGATCCTGTCCTTCGAGTTCTTGCTTAATGATCAATTGACTGGCTGGGTCAAGACTTGCGCGGCTCGTCGTGCAAGTAAACTTCATGCTATTGCGGAAGCCGCTACCTGTAGGCGCGTCTGTTTCATGGCTTTGTGTCCACGAGCCAACAAGATTTAGCACTCCTTGGAAATTCCACCGGTCTTGAATCCGGTACTCCGGAGAGGATATCCCTGTCAGGTTAGTAGCGGACGACGTACCGCGCTGCGCCACCTGCATCGCCCCGTTATAGATCAGGTTCCTACCCGCAGTAGGCAACCCACCCGACACGGAACCATCCGAGTTCAACGTCAAATTCGTGGTAGACGACGACGGGTGCTGCAAATTCGTGGCTTTAAGGGTACTCATCTATGCCGCCTTGTACATGAAAAAGCCACCTAGATAATTGAATGAATTCAAAGCTGCCCCGCCACCGCTATAAATACCAAGTTTTGAATTTTGGCCAGATATTCGTTTCAATCCATAATTTGCGTTACCACCAATCCAGTTGACGCCGACCATCCCGCAATCAGAATTGTTTGGTACGTCTGAATGAATGTTTGCCGGAAGGCCGGTAATATAGGCGGTTCCATTTGACGTCAACGTTCCGACATCAAGAACAAACCAGCATATGTAAAGAGAATCAATTTTCGCGTAATGACCGGCTTTCGTGCTGAACGAAGCCGCGCCGCCCGAGTTTTCAACACCTGGGGTCCATGCGCCAAATGCAGTTGAAGCAGCTTTGCCATTTAATTGTGTTTGTATCGCTGACGTAACACCATCAACATACCCAAGTTCCGTACTCGAAACATTGTCAATCGCGGCAACACCAGTCAGGCCAGTAGAACCACTAATCGTCACAGGCATGAACTACCCCCTAAGAACTTGGACACGAAACTGACAGGAAAGAAATGAGTAGGCATCATGGGCCAATCTCCAACAACGTCATTGTTGAAGTTGACGAGTTCGTCTGAACGTAAACACCTTTGTTGTTGTTTACGCTACGAAACATAGTCTTGTAGGTAGTTGAGGAAGTTGTTGCCGGTGAATCAAGATATGTCGCAGAACAAGAACCAAAAGAAGTTGCGGCAGTCGTGTTTGTGAACCCGCCGTAACCCTCAATCATAATTAAATCACTCGCACCGCGAAGGAGTTTCAATTCCATGTAAGTATTGTTTGTTTCCTTGAAACAGCCTGCTTGATTCACAATCACAAGGATTTTGCTCGACGTTGATGCTGGCGTGATTGACGCGACTAATCCAGTACTGGCAAAAACGTTTGTTTCGTTAAGAGTTTGCATGTTGTATGGGAAATTTACAACCTGCAACACTTTCCCAAACCCCGTCAACGGCAATGTCAACGACGTAGACCCCGCAACCGCAGGAGCCGCCAACTCCACATAACCACTCGTGCTTCCGTTAATACGAACAGGCATATTACTAAACCACCACCCATGTTGAACCGCTAGGAATCGTCACCGTGACACCAGAGTTGATCGTCACAGGACCAGCGGTGACGGCGTTCTTATTCGTTGTAATCGTGTAGTTCATGGTCACGGTTTGTGAGTTCTCGAAAAACACATCATCCGTGCCGCCACCCTTAGCGCCGCCGCCAACAGGCAACCACGCTGTGCCGTTCCAACCAAAGAACAGCGTGGAGTCTGTTTCAAAGATAACTTGGCCTGCGCTTGGTGAACCTGGGCGGGTGGATGAGGTGCAGATAGTAACCGCGCCAAGACCTTCAAACTTGCCTGAACCGCTCGTAGACAGCGTGCCGCTGACCGTGTTACCGGTAGAAAGCGTCTTGTTACTCAGCGTTTGCGAATCGCTCGTGCCGACAATGGAACCGCTCACCCCGTGGGTGCTGGTAGCTGATGCGTGGCTTGTGAGGTTCGATGCCGTCGCTGCCCCGATGTCAGATGGGGCGATGGCATCCGTGCCACCGGTAGCGTGCGAAGACTTATGCGCGTGGAGGGCGTGGGAGTGGTCAGCTCGGGCCACGTTCGACGAAGACCCAGCACCTCCAGAGCCAGCGGAAACCGTGTCACTTGGGGTGCTCGAACTAATAGCTGATGTGGCAACGGCTCCAATGTCGCTCGGGGCGAGCGCGTCTGACCCACCAGTAGCGTGCGTGGTCTTGTGTGCGTGTAAAGCGTGAACGTGGTCCCCGCGCGCCGCGGTGACTGCCGTACCAACAGCCCCAGCTGTCGCAGTCGCCCCTGGCGTGGAAGATGAAAGGTCAGTGAGCACAGAGAACGTGGAACCGTTGCTGCGCTCGTGCCGGTTCGTGGTGGTGTTCCACACGATGCGGCCAGCCCACTTCTCCGCTGCGCTCAGTGCGTCAATTTGTGTTTGACTGAGCGAGGAAACGCCAGGTGCTGCATCTACGGCTGCGGCGAGGTCATAAATGTCTGAGGGCACATCCGCAGGGTCTGAAGCCTGTGGATATGGAAACCCTTTAGAGGTATTACTCATTCATGGCTCCTATGGCGTAAGCGGGTCGAAGGTCAAAAGCTCGGTGTAGTTGTCCACGGTTGCGCTGATATCGGCGTAATCCGTGAAGTTCGTTTGCACCTCGGCGTAAGTGAAGCCGTCAGTTACTTGCAGCTCAATGTCAATCCCCGCTGGCTTTTCCGTGAGCGCTGCTTCCAGCGTGGCAACTGATGAAGGAGTCTGGCCGGTAATCGTTACCACGGTGATGAGGTACGGGTCCGTTCCAGACAGGTTCCAATACACGCGGCACGACTGTGAACCAGTCAGGGTGCGTTGCACAACGTCACGGATACTTCCCCGCGAACCGCGCCGCTGAGTGGCAGCCGCGTTACCCACCGCGTCACGCACAAACGGTGCGGCGATCTGGCTTGTGTCAATCCCAACGAGCCAGCCCAGCCAGCCAAGCCAGGACCGGGGCGCGGCGGCAGCGTTCACCACCTCGCAGGTTCCGGTGACTGAGGTGTTCGGGTCCACGATGGTGAGCAGGTCAGCGGCGCGCTCCATTGGGACCGCGGCTGCCCCGACGTAGCGAAGCGCTGCGTAATCGACCGTTTCGATGCTGTCGGCTGCCTGGATGAAGTCAGGGAGCAGGCGGTACGTCTGCTCAGCAGCTGCGCTTACCACCGGTCGGGTCATGTGGTCACCGTGACTGTGATGGTTCCAGCCTGTGCAAGTTCGTTAGCGGCAACCGTGACCGTGCTGGCTGGGGTGGTCACACTGGTGACGTAATCCACGCCAGCAACATCAGCGGCAATATCAGTAATTTCCGTAGGCATGATGTCACGGCCCCAAGTCCACGAGGTGGGACTCATCCATGCGCTAATGGCGGCTTTCACGGCATCTGAGACATCAGCGGTGACATATCCTGGGAGCGCATGAACGGTGAGGGACACGTTTTGGGTTTTGATGGATGCTTCTTCAACAAACACGGTCACCATTGCTGAGCAGATGGCCTGCATGGCTGCACGGAGTTCTTCCCGCACAGTCAATGAAAGCTGCTCCCCGCGGCCATAGGTATAGGTGGTGAGGTAGCCAAGGTCTGACCCTGCCGTACCGCCTGGTTCATACAAGTCAATTGCGGTTGCGCGCGTCACCCGTGGGTCTTGGAGCAAGTAGGCGATGAAATGCGATGGCAGCACGAGTGAGGAAGTCACACGCGCTAGGACCGTTGAGGCGCGGTTGATGTAGGCGCTGTCATCCTCAGCATCTGCGCCACCAGTGAAGTCCGTTGCGACAACAGCCGCGGTCACGTAAGGGATGGCATCTATTAAGTCCAACGCTGACCCAGCGGCGATGGCGTTACCAGCACCACCTGGGTCTTCCGTTTCGCATGGAATCGTCAGTGTGGTGACGGCGGTTCCAGTAGTGGAAGTTGAAACCACCAAGGTCAGCCCAGTGGTGGGGTCAGACAGCCGCTGTCCAGCTTCCACCGTGAGAGTACGAGTGCCGTCAAGGGTCAGGGTGACTGTGCCAGCGGCTGAAGTTCCGTTGAAACGTGGCACGCCGTACAGGGCCAGGATGCCTTCAACTGCGGTGGCTGGGAACCTGTTCAGTGCGTAAATCAAGTCGGCCGATGCGGTAGCGATGGCTTCCAGTAACAGCACCTCAATGCTGCCGTTGCGTGGGCGAGCCTCTGGGGCAAGTTCTTGGAACTTAGCCAGCGCGGCATCAAATATGGCCTGCGGGTCTCTGTCGTCAAGGTCAAGGCCAAGGTAGGACAGGTCCAAGTCTTGTGGCATTGCGTTGGCTCCTATTCGGCCCAGGTCACAGAAAGTTGCACGGTTGATGTGGTGTCATTGCCGCTGATAGAAGCGGAAGTCACCTGCAAGTCAGGTTCACAACGGCCAACCGTGGCGGCCACTGTTGATGCGCTCACCCCTGAACTTGTTGGGTCAGCAAGGCCATACGTTGGGGCTAGCGAACGTTCCCCGCGCACGGTCGCAATCGTCACCCCAGCCAGTTCAGCCGCGTGCAGGTCTGAGCCTTGTTCAAGGGTGACCAGCGCGCCGGAGTTATCGAACCGCAGTGGGTGAGACAAGACGCGCATTACGCACTCACCCCTTTGCGGATTGTTCCAATGATGATGAAGTCACTTGGTCCGGTTTCGGCCACCAATACGTCATCACCTTGAGCGATTTGGTCAGCAAGGCCACCACTTACCGTGTCGGTTCCCACGATGTCTAACGGGCCAAGTTCAACCCCTGGCCACGTGGAGCCGATGATGACCCACACCCCGTTAGTGTTCGCGCGCGTGACTTTGCCGCGATACATCGAAGTCAGCATCAGTTTTCCTTGCTGGAAGACCCAGCTTTGGGGCTGGGTTTCTTTGGCCGTGTCGCGCGGATTTGTACTGGGGTGAAACCGTCGTGCGTGATGGCTACGTCTTCCACGAGCCACAGCCCAGCGGCCCCAGGGGCGGTGACTTGCAGCCGATGCCATGGCCTGAGCTGCCGCCCGTACTCGTATGGCATCTCACATTCCAGTTCAGCGCGGTTTTCAGAGTTATCGTCACTGTCAGCCCAAGACAGGCTCACCGCGTCAGAATCTGGGTTAGTCATCCAAGTGACAGCCCAAGTTGAAAGCTTATTGAACTTTCCCTGCCAAGCATAAAACCGTGAACCAAAAATGAGTTTCCCGCCGTAGCAAGTCCAGTTCCATTCCAGTTCACTCGCCATGTCGTTAATGACATCCAGCACTGACTGGTTCTTGGATTGGGCAATCGTGGTTTTCTTGCTTGAAGGCTGGGTGATGGCAATGCCACCAGCTGCCTTCACGCGGTTAGCCACCCACTCACTTGGGCTGACTTTCTTTTCCGCACTTGTCTTGTATGTTTTGCGTAGCCGCTTGGCGATTGGTTCGCGCGCACGGAAACTCAGTTCAGTTCCGGTTGCTGACAATGTGGCATCAACTGCACCAATTTGCCAAGGGTCATCATTGAACCGCAGCACATCACCAATGGAGCTAGCGGCAATGCGGGTGAGGTCTTTACCTGGGTCAAGCAGTGTTACCGCAAGTTCCGAAACAGAACCCGTGGTGTAGTTCACCTCAATTTTGGTAACCAGTTCCGCAAGCTCAGTTGCTTGCCGTCCTGGCATTACCAGTTTTGAGACCTCGGGAAGTTTCGTGGTCATCGCAGCACGGTTGTGTCATCGCCTGCTTGACGCGGCAACAAATCGGGGCGCTTGGAACCAATGCGTTGCGCTGCACGCACTTGCGGGGAACGGCGTGCAGGACTCGTTGCCTCAACATCAGGCAGCCCAGCGGGGGCAGGTGGGATGGGCACGCCGTTTGCGCTCATGGTTCCAATCTGCGCCACTGCCCTACCTGCCCTTCTTCTTACCCTTTGAGGAGTTCTTTACCGGCCCAATTGGTGCGGCAACGTCCTCGGCGCGTTTCAACGTCAGCGCAACTTCCGCGCGCGTTGGGTTGCCAGCGGTGTCGTGCTCCAATTCGGTGAACGAAAAATTGGTGATGCGCCAGCGGCCAGTTGCCCTTGAGGCAAGGATGAGTTGGACTGCTTCATCACCAATAGCCATTGAGTCAATCGCAGAAAGCGTGGTTAATACCGAACCGCCATCACCAACATAGGTACTGTCGGCATTTGCAACGATGCAGCCAATAGTTATTTCCGGCAGCGTTTGCGATTCACGCAACAAAAGTGGGTCACGGCCAGGACGATTCTGTTCAGTCCAGTTCGATGCCAGCGAATCCCAACCAATATCGGTGGGCCACCAAGGCAATGTGACCGACAAGCCACCAGCAACAAGTCTTGCCTTATTCACTGGGTCAGCGGCAGCACCGGCAGCAATGCCAATGCGCACATCAGCCATCTAGCCGCGCTCCTTCTGAATTCGACGCGCACGCGCCAAGCCATGCACCACGGCCTTCTCAACGTCCACGCTTGCCGCAGGGTTATTCACCACGATAGAACCAATGAGTGGCGCTGACTGCGTAGAGACTGGAACCGGTGTTCCCTGCACCGCCATACGGTCAAGGAGTGCTGGGTCCGTCATCTTGTCTGCTTGGTTCAACTTATTGAGGTTTGCTAAGCCAATCGTTTGGGCAGCTCGTGCGCGGATGACGTACTCACCGTTAGACAGCAGCGCTGGGATGGAGTCAGACGTACCCGTACCTGGTCCAGTAACAAGACCACCGCTGGCCTTACGGGTTGCGTTCATTACACCTTGAACCTTGATGGAAATACTTGTCCCATCAAGTTGAGTTAATTTGTTGAGCACTTCATCTGCGGCCTGCTTGGCCTTAATGAGCGGGTCAATCAAGTCTTGTTTCTGCTTGCCCTTGATTCCGCTATTTTCAATTGCCTTAACAATACGGCCGTAATTCTGCTCAACAAACCTGGCTTGCGCTCGTGAACCATCCTTGAACGTTGCATACGCACTGGCAAAGCTGTCCACCATGTCACGCGCAGCATCAGCACTTGGCTTAGTAATAGAAGCTTTAAGGGACTTCTTAAAATCCTTGAGCGCACGCTGTCGCGCAACCGCTCCACTCAGTCGGTTAATAGCTTTTGTAAGCGCGGAAACCTTTTCTTCTGTATCCGATGCGGCGTCTCCAGTGTCCTGCATGGCGTAGCCAAGATCACTGATTGGAACACCAGCAATGTCAGCCGCTTTACCAGCAGCTGCAAATGCGTCTGCGCCTGCCTGAACATCTTTACGCAGACCGTAGGCATTATTTTGAAGCGTTGAAAGAATCTCTTTATCGCGGTCAAAGCCACTTATACCTAAGCGCGTCTGGTTCACGCTGTCATTGAACGAGCGCCATGCTGAATCACCGCTGATGATCGCGGCCGTAACGGCATCTACACCGTAGCCAAGCTTCTCTAGCGTCTGCCAGTCCTCAGCACTAATGTCTTTCATCAACTGGTTAGCTACTTTGGCAATACCAGCCTGGTTAAGTTTTCCAGTTGCTGTATCTATTGAGTTGGCAAACTCTTGAACGCGCGCATCTGCCTGCGCGGATTGCTCCATGAAATACCCAAGCGCGAGAGCGCCAGCGGCAAGCGCAGCACCCCATGGCCCCATGAGGAACGAGCCAGCGCCCTTCAATTTCGTGGTCATTCCACTTGCATTTATTCCAGCAAGTTTCATGGCAGCCTGCATTGCAATGATTCGTGGTGTGGCAATAAGCGCTGCTACACCAATGCCGACAATCACAATGCCTGCGGTACGAACTGGAGCTGAAAGGCGTTGAAACCATTCGGTGACCGGTTTCACAATGCTAATAAGTGCGGTTAGTGCAGGAACTAGGGTTACACCAATGGTTTCTTGAAGGTTCGAGAAGTTCTCCTGGGCTATTGCCATTTGTCCAGCAGTGGTTTTACCGAACGCTTCACCAGTGCCACCAACTTTATCGGTGAGCAACTGCATCACAGTGGCAGTATCTTTTGCCTTATCTCCGGTTGCCTTAAAGTCAATACCAATTGCCTTAAGTCCACGAGCGTTACCCATCATTGCCCTACCAACGGCAGTAGCAGATGACTGCAAATCCTGCCCAGTGGCAATAGATAAGTCATTGACTAATGGAATGAGTTTTTGAATTTCCGTGCCAGTGAGTTGAAAACGGGCGAGCATTCCTTCAGTGGCTGCAAGCGCATCATCATCTGCACCAGTGGTGTTCATAAGCGCTGTGTTGAGCGCGTCGAAAGATTCACGGGTCACGTTTGCAATTGCAGGAAACTTTGAATATGCAAAGTTGAGCTGCATCTGCATTTTCTCAGCTTCAGCGTAGGCACGTATTGCCTGGCGGCCAGCGAGTGCAACAGACACCGCCGAAATGCCAGCTACCATATTATTACTGAATACGTTGGCGGTCTTTTTCCATGCGCGCCCGATCTTGGCTGCTGCATTAGATGACTGTGACGCTGCTGTCTTTATCCTGCGGTTAGTATCGTTTACTTCACGACCAAGACGCTCAGCGGCACGGGTTGCTTGCTGGAATTCACGAGCAAGCTTATCGCCAACTTGCCCACCATTGGTTTGCGTAGTCCGAATTTCCTTAGAAAGTTCTTTTACACGGTCACGAGCGTTTTTTAACTCTGACTCAAGATTTCCCTTGGCGGTGAGCATCACAGAAAGTTCTGAAGTTGCCATTGTGATGCTCACCCCCTATGGGTCATTGAAAATTCAGTGCGGCTTCACAAACCGCAATGATGAACGGATGGTCTGAAAGATCACGGTCTAAAACATTCATTGGGTCGCACTTGAAAAGCAACCCGTAGCGTGCCGCTAGGACGATTGTTGGGTGTTGTTCTAGCGGCCCGTCGTAGGGTCGTCTACCACCTCTACGGCGGCATCGTTGCCGAAACCGCCACGCTCCATGAGCTGTGAGGCAATCGCTGCGGTGTAGGCATCAGAGCCGTAGATGGCGGCAACTGCTGCACCAGCATCCGATGCGTTTACCATCTCCTGTACGGCGCGGGAAGCAAACGTCAGTTCCGTGCCGTCCTCATCGGTGACGCGCTCTCCGTGCCATTCAATGGCGGTGGTGAAACGCGCAATGAGCAGGCGGTTGAACCACACTGTGCCGGTTCCGTTTTTCCCTGCTCGCTTATCGGCACGCTGGGCGATGTCTGCAATTTCTTCACCATCGGTAGGAATTTTGCAGAAGATGGCAAGTTCTGGCCTGCCATCATGCCGCAGTTCAATGATTGCGGCTTTAGCATCCTTGTGCGCTGCCAAGTCTGCTTTCATGCGGTCAAGAATTGACCCCTTTGAAGTGGGGGCCGCGGCTTCAGCTTTGGTCCCCACTTCAAAGTCAATCACGTTGTCAGCGCTCACGCTGCGACACCACCAACGGTGAAGACCACCGTAAGGTTTGCAGCGTCCTGGCTGTTTGCGTCACCATCGGGCGCTTGCGCACTCTTAACGACACAACCGGTGTACACCTTTGACGCGCCAGGGATGGCGTTACCGTCGCCGTCCAACTCCTGCACCGTGATGGAGGAATTAGCGAACAGTTCGCCACGGGCAATGCGCTTGTACAGCGCACCATCGCGGTCTGAATCGTACACGCGGGTCAGCGTGACATCTGGGTACGTGATGCGATTGGCCATCGGGACATCGGGACCGCCTGCATACTCTTTCATTTTTGGAACTTCCCGCGAGACTTCCTGACCCGAAATCTGGGTCCAGGGGCCAGGCATGGAAGAAACGCTGACCTGGAAGCGGTCTGCGGTTGCAAGTCTTGCCATTTCCTACTCCTTAGATGCTTCCAGCAGCGTCAGTAGCTGCAATGGTGATGGTGACAAACTCAGCGGTGGGCGAAAGACGCACACCAATTTCAGCTTTCAGTTCACCGGCTGCAAGGTCTGCAAGTGGGTTCACTTCAGGGCCAACGTTCACGACGTAGCCGCCATCAAGTGGCTGCCCGTTGTCGTCCAACTTGGCAAACAGTGCGCCAGATGCGGCGTAGCGCGCACACACACCGGTGAGATCACCGGAGAACGACCCAAGCGCAACACCGCGGCCATCAACAACGCGGCCAACGTAGTTCTCTGCCACCTGGGATGCGTCCCAGATGATGGCGTTAATGAGATCACGCTTTTCGCCACCGGCAAGGTTGCCAGCAGTGTCACCTTCTGGGTTCACGATGGCTTTCCAGCCGTACATGCGCAACTTACCGCCAACAACGCGAATGGTGGACACCTTGCCCGTGTTCAGCGTTGCCCATTCGGCATCCGTGACTGCCGTTTCCACGCCATTGACGAAACGGCTCGTGCCGTAATCAACGAACAACGGAGACTGCGCCGGACCCTGCGCGGAAGCGTGCGCACGAGCGCGCACACCGGCAGCAAAACCAATTGGTGAAACGGGGTCATCAACACCTGGGATGGTGACCCACGGCCAGACGTAGACGAGGTTTTCCGCGCCATCTTCACCAGCTGCGGTGCTCACCGCTGTGACAGCGTTGGCGGCGGTCTGTGCCGCAGGGCCTGCAATGAGCCCAAGGCGGTTCGTGGCCGCGCAGTGCTCGCCAAGGAAAGCAGCGGCAGTGGACGATGCGACACCGGCGATGGCAACAACGCCAGGACCGAGGTCTGCGGTGAAATCATCAAGCACATCTGCCCACGTTGCTGGACTGGACGGTGCGCTAGTGACCGCGTGGACGTATGCAAGGGAGCCGCCTTCAGCAAAGAACACCTGAACGGCATCATGCAAAGCAGCGTTGGTGGTAGTGCGCGCTCCGTAAATGTCGCGGAATTCGCTAATACCTTGGATTTTTTCTACGTCAGTGGAACCGCTGGCGATGCCAGCAATAAACAAGGTTCCGGTGACGGTCTTAGGAGCAGGCGGCGGCGATGCCACCGTGGACACCGCAACGGTGACTCTGGCGCTCATGTGGTCTCCTCTTTCTCAGTGGATGAAGCCGTCCCCTTGTCGGTGACTTTCTTGGCTTTTGCGGGTGCTTGGGTTTCCACCGTTTCCGGCGGGGTCTTTGGTTTTGCTTTGGTCGAAACTGCGACCGTGACGCGGCTTCTCATATATGCGCTCCCTATTGGAGGTTATGTGCCGCATCTACTGCGGTCACGGTTTCGCTGTGGGTACTGATAACGGCTGGCTGTCCAGCGTCCGTAGTAATGAGGTCTTGAAGTTCTTCAATGACGCGCACAGCAAATGTGATGGAGCCAAGGCTCATTGGCTTTGATTGCAGGTTTTCAATGGCTGCACCAGTTTGCTCGTTTGCACTGCGTACAACAGCGAAACAATCGTTTGCCAATTGCGAGTTGAGCAGGAGCGATTCTCGAATGGCCAGCAGGATTCGGTCTCTGCCAATGCTTGCTTGCGTTTGGCCACCGTGGCGCGTGGACACCACGGCGCAGCTCACGTTCAGGGTGTATTCGTAAATAAACTCCCCAAGTCCAGCTTGGACTGGGGTATCCACACCTGACGTAGTGCTGGTGATGAGGACTGCTGGGTACTGCTCCTCTTTCAAGGGTAATTCGTCAGCGAGCACATAGGAGCGCGGGTCAGGCGGCCACGTAACAGGATTTTCTGGGTCTACCGTGAGCGTTTCACGAATAAGCGCCAAACGTGCCGGTACTTCATTTTCTAACATTGCCTGAAGTAGCGCTCTTGGGTATTCGTGGCCCTTCACGATGCCCCCAAAATGTTCTTAGCAATGATCTGCACCACTTCGTTACCCTCTTGGGCTGTCAGCGGTGGTACTGGTTGGCGCTTAGGTACACCAGCGCCACGCTGATGGAACAGTCCGTAATACGTGTCCCCACCACTGTTTGCGCCAAAGCGTGCAGTGCTTGGGCTGGCATACAGGGGTTTTGCTGATGACACCGCACGCATGAGTCGCCCAGTGCGGATAAGAACTCCACGGCCCATACTGTTCGTTTGCGGGTCACGAGTTTGCCACTGACCACGGTTTTGCGTGAGAAAAATCATGCGCTGACGCGCAGCCCACCAATTTCCAACATCATTCCAAGTATCACTAAGGTCTGCGGCGGCAGCACCAATCTTGGTGAGCTGTTCTTCCAGATCGGTGATATTGCTTTCTACGTCAAACATTTACTGGGCCACGTTGAGGCGGTAACGGCGCAAAATTGCCATTTCATCGCCGGTGAGGATTCGGGGGCTGGTATCCATCGCACCCGAGTAGTTCATGTTGTCTGCGCTGAACGTGACACGACCAAGCGGGTTCTTGAAAATCCGTGCGGCAAGTCGAACCGCTACCAATCGAACCGTGTCAGGTGCATTGGCGTATCCGTGTGTGTACACAATGACAATTTCATCACCGCGCGATGACGGCCACAGGCGGCCTGAATCGTCAATCTCATAACTGGCAGCTGTGCCGTCAATTTCAAAACTTGAAATAACAGCTACTGGTGGGTTAGGAAGCACAATGCTGGACCGCCAGCGCATAGTGATTTCGTCATCTTCAACCAGCGTAAAAGAGCGGCGGCAATAATCCTCTACCACCGCCGCGGCCATCTCAATGGCTTGGTTAGCTTCACCCTCGTAATCAGTTAAGTCTTGCTGGAGGAAGTTCTCCAAGTCAGAGATAGTAAGCATCACTTCTCTGCTTCAACCTTCTTCGTGGCCTTCTTCGCGGTTTGCTTCTCTGGGTTATCAACCACAGTCAGCTCACCAGCGGCCACGCGGCGGTCAAAATCCACCTTGGCGATTTCAGTCCCAACATTCAAACTGACAATTGCTCCCGATGGGCCTTGGACCCACACCTTTTCGGTGTCGCTCATTTATTACTCCTTGAACAGTGGAGGTCATCAGCAGGGAGCACCAGGAAGGTGGTGCTCCCTGCTAGATGAACTAGGAGACAGTCACATCCGCGGTGGCAATAGCGGTTGGACGAACCACCTTTGCACCGTAGAGGTGAAGACCCTTCACGCCATCGGCAAAGCGCTTTTCCATACGGAACTGCTCAACGGAAGCGATTTGGTCAGCGTAGGTAACTGCCATCGGGTGACCGGCAATAACGATCTTGCCGCTGGATGCACCAGCCGGTGCGTTGTTGCTCTTGTACAGCGTGAAGCCAAGAGCGTTACCAATCTGGCCGTTTTGAATCGGCGCGGTCGAACCGTAGTTCTGCGCACCAACAAAGCGGGAATCCTTCAGCAAGTATCCCTCAAGCTCAGGGGTCAGCACGAGGTAGCGTCCGTTGCTGGGAACGTTTGCGGCATCAAGTGCCTGGCGCAACGAGATGATGAGCGCGTAAGCGGTATCAACGCTGTTCACTGACTTTGCACCAAGTGCGTTGCCCGAGTCCACATCGGTCTTCATCAGACCAGCAACGTACTGATCTGCGGTGTCACGCAACTTGTAGGAAGCCTGCGCGAGCGCCTGCGCCATGAGTGACGCACCATTGCGCGCTTGGCGCATGTGAACGTCGTCAATCTGGAAGGCAAAGCTCTTTGCCTGGTCGATGACGAGATTCTTCTCAGCGTCGGTGAGCGCCTGGATGGTGATATCCGAATCCGGCGTGTAGGACGAGACCGTTGGGTCAGACACGTTGATGATGTGAACCGTGTCACCCTGCGATGCAATATCGCCAACGTAGTCACGGTTTGAAACTGACGGGGCAGCGTAGACAAGCTCTTTCTTGAGTGAAACAAGAACCTCTGCTGCCCAGACCTCTGATTGAGCCTTAGTGATAGCCATTGTTGGCCTTTCTTCTGGGTGGTGTGGTTAGGAGGTGACTCCCAAGAGATCGTCAAGCTGGCCCTTAGACCGAGCTTCAACAATTTGCTCTGGTGTCATCCGCGCAACATCGGCTTCTCCGAGTTGGCGCGGCCGGTCACCCTGCGGCCCAAGTTCCACGTTGCCGAACTTCGGCTGCTGTGTCTGGGCAGGTGCGACCTTGGAGAATCGCTCAACGGTTTCTGCTATCGCTTCCTCGTTGATGCCGTCAGCGGTCACAAACTTGTTCGCATCCACAAACTCAATGAGAGCATCAACATCGGCAACTTTGCCGGTTGCTGCTGCCCTAAGTTTTGACTCTGCAATCTCTTTGCGTAGCTCCACAAGGGCGCTTTCGCGCCCTCGCTTCTCAGCGTCTGCAATTGCCTTTTCAGAATCGCTCATCTGCGCGGCGCGCAGTTGCTCCAACTCTTTCAGGTTCTTCGAGTTTGCATCCTCGTGCTTGCGAGAAAGTGCCTTCCACTTTGCGGCTTCTGCTTCCCAGTCCTTTTCGGTCTGCGCTTCTGCTACTGGTGGCGTTTGTACCTGTTGGCTGTCGCTTTCAGGTGCTGGCGTTGTTGTTGTGTCCATTGCCTCTGGCTGCGGTTCTTGCATGGTTTCCCCTGTCGGGAGAGCTAGCCCCTGTCGGGCCAGGTGGTCTGTGTGACTACAGCGCGGAGAGGCGCTGCTGTAGTTCCTTCAATCGCCGCGTGCCGTACTTCACGGCAACGCTTGCCGACACATCACCGCCAGCAACGCGCGCCTGCGCGGTGGCCAATGATGCTTTCACTTCAAGAATAAGAGCAGAAAGGCGCGCCTGCTCACGAGCAATCAGCGTTGCCTCTAATTCCGCAGCAGCTCCAGGGGCAGCAAAGTTGCGTGCAATGAGCGCCTCACGGCGTGCTTGCAAAGAGGCTAACCGCTTTTGAGCAGCCGCAGTTCTGCCAGTAATGCGCGACTTTTCCGCAATAATCAACTGTTCCAGTCTGATTGAGCTGTCCAAGTTGGCGATAGTTTCAATGGTGGCTGGGCCACCAATCGCGCGCCTTGCCCTACCAGCGATTGTGGGGGCTTCCATCGCGGCCCATGATCTTGCTGCTGCGGCGTTTACGCTCTGCGCATTTGAAGTGAAGACAACATCGGCATAACAGCGGCAATTGTTATGATATGCCAAGTCTTTGCTGCTTTGCTCTGCCGATGCTTTAGAAGTGTAAGCATCACCGCGAGTTGCAAGCATCTCGCAAAAATCACAGGCATTTGGTTCAGCAATACGCTGCCAACCCGTAATCCGTTCATCATTGACAGCACCGTAAGCCACTGTTGCACGTGAAATACGGTGTGGCTCGCTTGAAGCCATGCCAACAAGCCTGCGAGCGCTCATATCCAGCGCGTCTTCAGGTTTCATGCCGTCAGCAACACGCTTAGCCACAACATCAGGTGTCCGTGACACGTACTGGCCAATACTCATTCCGCTGACAGTGCGGCCAGTGAGGTCTGGGATATCCACCAGTCCGGCCGGTGCAGCTGTAACTGTGGATATTGCTTCAGCCAAGTACCAACTAGACAGAAACTGTGCTGACTGCTGGCCCTTTGTGATGGTGTCGCTGATGCGTTTACCGATGACTGGCCAATCACCAGCAATGGTTCGCGGGTCTATTCTCCGAAAAGAAATCAATACATCACGTGCGCCTTTACTGGCCGCGATGGTTAGCCCAGTGTTGAGCGCATTAGTGAGTTCAGATGGTGGTGATAATGTCGGCATTATCTTGCACAAGTGAGTCAGTTGGCATGAACGCTGCCGCATCTGCTTGAGCAGTCACCATGATTTCCTCACGGCGTAGCGCATCGAATCGTTGAATTTGCGCTGGCGTGTAACCGGCATCCTCCCAAAGTTGTTCAAGAGGAATACCAAGAGTGCGCAGTTTCAGCAGCGCATCCACATGCTGCCCCTCAGTCCGGTATTCAGGGTTACGCCAGATCGTTTCAGCGTTCGTTGCGTCAGCTCGTGGGTCATCAAGCACTTTGAACGCCAAGCGCATCACACGCTCCCAGCCTTCACCAAAGTGCATCTGTCTGTCACGCACTTTAGCTACAAGGCCAGCTTCAGCACTTGCGATGGCTTCACCAGATGGCGCTTGGCCACCGTTGATGAGGAAGTAGTGGAAGGGAACACGGGACACCGTGGCAAGGTGCTGCACCAACGTATCCACAAGTTTCACGTAATTGCCCAAGTCGGCCGCTTGGAACTGGCCAAAGTTCACTGACGGGTCTTCTGCCTGGAACATGCGGTCTAAGGCTGGATTGAACGGCGGTGGTTTTGGTTGGCCATCGTCGTCAATTTCGATTTCTAAACCAGTGACGTAGCGTTGCGGGAACGCTGCAAACTCTGATGCAACAAGTGCATCACGCACCACCTTGTTGATGGCATCTTGAATGGGCGCAACGAGAGCAAGTTCACTTGATGGGTCAAAGCGCAACCGTGGACGGTTCGCAAGTTCAACTACTGGAACCACACCAAGCGGATTCGGGGTTACCTGTGGGTCACTCCATGCACCCTCGTAGACGCTGGAAGTCATGTACCAAGACTCAGTTGGGGTCCACAACCGTGCGTGATACGTGCCCCACTCATCCTGCCACTGCTTCAAGGCGAGCTGAGGTACGCGGCGGTCAATGCTCGGGTTGTACCAGCAGGTTACCTCGCTGGCATCCTCAAGGTAAATCACTGGTTGTCCGTCAGCATCGCCCCACACGGTGGCATATGAGCGGCTAGAAATGAGCGCTTCCGTCATCGCGGTCACGCTCAAGGAGTCCATGCCGTTGCGCTGCCAAATATTCCAAGCATCCACATCGGCTTCTGGGTCGTCCGTCATGCGAAAACCGTCAATTTGTAGCCGCTCAGTCACCGCATCAACGATGAGGGAACAGAAATTATCGGAAAACTTCCCGATGAGTTTCCCGTAAGCGTTGCGGTACTTTTCCTGCGCGAACTCCAGTGAGTGGCGGCCCTCGTAATAGTCGTTATAGCGGGTGCTCTCTTTGGATTGCGCAGTGATGTATCCAGCGAGGTAATCCACCCATTGTGCTGGGGTTTCTGGCTTGGAGGGTGTGGAATACGTCAAGGCCACAGCGTCCTCCTTCTTCACCATCCGGCAGCGCGGCTTTTCTTTTTCGGTTCAGTAGTGCGCAGCAAATACAGCGCAATCGTGGTAGCCACCAGGGGTGCGATGTCCACCGGTGAAGCTTTTCGGTCCCAGACCCAGGCATCAGAAACCACGCGGGTTTCTGCCTGCTTAATGGCCCTAGTGAGTTGATCTTGGCCAATGTGCGTGATCTTGCCTTCACTCACCGTGTCAAACAGTTGGCCGCACGCACGGCCAAGGTCAGTGATGCCAAGCGTTTTCGTGAGTTTCGGCAATTGGTGTTTCAACGGTTCAACAATGGATGACACAGGGGCTGAGCCGCCTTGCAGACCGATTGCTGCTGGCTTATATTTCGTTACCCGCTCAGCAAGCCACGGGACCACCCAGTCAGAGCCAAACGCTTGCGCAATGACTTCTAAGTGAATCTTGCCGTCTGGAAGTTCACCAGCAACCGCAATCCACGTGGTTTGGCGGTCCCAAGAAGTGTCAATGCCGAACGCTAACCGCGCACCGTTAGGAATTCGTGATGCGGCATCCTCGCACGCTTGCCATGCTTGCGCGGGGATAGCGTCTTCTTGTTCTTCCGCGCTTGGCGGGTCTTCCCACCAGCCTAAACGCTCACGCATGAACTCTACGGGCGCTGAAGCCAACGTGCGGCGTTCTTGGCGCACAAAATCCACTGATATGCGGCGGCCCAGCGCTGGGTTGGACTGCCACCAGAGGGCTTCGTTGTCTAACTGGCAGCCGCTTTCATCAACCCCATGCAGGCAATCGGGGTTTGCGCAGGGCTGGCGTTCACTGGTCCATTCGATGTAGCCCAGCTGTGGGTCAGACCCTGAACGGCCACGGTCACGGATACCACGCAACACCACGGAGTCTCTGATGCCAGGGCTGGACCCGTACACCAAGTGTGCGTTGCGTCGTGCCGACAATGTAGGCACAAGAGCGCCCATCATCTTGCCTTCAAGGAACATCGCTTCATCGGCGTACAGCCGGTCACCGCCCAGGCCACGGCCAGAACGGCCAGTACGAGCCAGGATGTCTAGGCGGGAACCGTTGCGCAGTTCAAAGCCTTCTTTGCCGTTCGCGGTGCGGATTTTCAGCACGGCGCGTTCAAGCCAAGCGTTGCCCTCAATGATGGCGCGCAAGTCCCTGAACGCATCACCGGAAGTTTTGAACTCGTGAGCGGTCCACACCACGCGGCCCACACCTTGAATGAACGTGTCATGCAGGGCGCAGCCCATCATGGTGGCGGTCTTCAGATTTTGCCTGGGGCAGATAATCGCTGACTCTAAGCCAATCCAATCACCGTTTGGCTTTTGTGGAAGTAAAGCCTGAAGTGCCTGCAGTTCTGGGGTCTCCACGGTGTAACCCACGGAGCGCATGAGGTCGGCAACTTCTTCAGCAATCGTGAACTTTGCACCATCGGGAACATGGAAGAAGCTCGGCGCGCTAACCGCGGCCGCTTGCATACCTGGCCCTCATCCGCGTGAGCTGGTCTGACTCATCCTCAGTGGATGAATCCAAGTTTAACTTGGCGCGCTCGCTCGGGTTCAAACCCAGCGCACCCATCAAATTAGCAATCTGAACATCCAGTGCGCGCAAGGCTACGCGGTCCCGCCACTCCCCACCAGCAAGGACGGTTGCGCGCAAGGGCTGGCGTTCATCGACGCTCTCGCACAGCAGCGTGATGTGGTCCAAATCCATGACCTGAGAAATCCACGGTGAGCCAAGCTCCCAAATGCGTGCCCACATTTTTGAGCCTTCATCACCAAGGGCGCGCACCGGCTGTGGTGCTGACTGTTTTTGCACGGTCAGTTTGGTGGTTTTGCGTGGTGCTCGCTTGCGTGGTGTGGTGTTCGCCC